CCGTGACCTTACGAAAGCGATAGACGAAAAATTTCGAAAACTAGAGAATTTTCACTGAACCGTGATTAACAACAGATATAATACTTTCAAAGTAATTTGGAGGCATTATGATCATCGCCGTTTCTGGGACGCAAAACGTAGGGAAATCCACATTTATCAAAGACTTTCTCAACGCTCACAAAGAATTCGCAACTCCTGAGCTGGATTATCGCGGGTTGATTCTTAAACATCATCTGAAAATAAACAGAGATGGTGATTTAAGAAGCCAAAACATCATTCTTGATTTTATCATCTCAGATCTCAAAAAACAAACAGGGAACGTGATTCTGGACAGGTCTTGCATAGATGCCTATGTCTATGGGTTATGGCATTATCTGCACCGCCCCGTTGAATCTGGATTCACTGCCGAAGCCATTAGAGATCAATATGACAAAATGCGTGAAGCCGTAATCCTTTATGACAAGGTTTTGTTTATCCCTCTGTGCAAAAGCAAAGACATAAAGATTATAGATGACAGATTCCGAGATACAGATTCAGAATACCGGAAGGAAATAGACAGGCTTTTCAGCTTTGTCATTGACAGTCTAGGTGATGAGTTTAAAAAAGGGAAAATCATAGAAATATCCGGTGACAGAGAACTTAGGTTAAAACAGGCAGATGAAAAATTGGGGTTTAAATTCAATGACATATGTAAAAAAAAATGGTAAAATTTTTTCATATTGTTGTGATTGGAACCGAAATAATCAGACAAAGAAATTTTTTTCATTCTGTAAAACACAACCGGATGTCTGTTTTTTCTGTTTAGACAAGTTCCCGAGATTTGCGTTTGAAACAAATGATTTTGAAAAAGAAGCTTCTTCTTTCCTGTTTATAAAAATTCAAGATGGAATATTTGCCTGTCTTTTTAACGAAAACAGAATATGATCTGGGCCACAAATAAGAGACGGAAACAAAGATGAGCTTTTCAAATATGTTTGCCTATCTTTCACAAAGCTAAATTTTTTGTAACGGGTTATTGGTATTTTTGATGGATGAAGGAAGGATATAATAAATCATGACAGGACTGACACAGATTCAAGAACTTTGTGAACCTCTATTGACGGCTTTGGGGCCGGAATATTCCAAACGGTATAACGAAGAATTGAAAGACCTTAAAAAATGGGATATTTTCCTACAGAAGGACAAAGCTTCTGAAATTTTGTCGATGAAAGACAAAATGCTCCCTTCTAACAAATCAGGTTCTGTTATCCTTTTTTTGATCAAAGCATCGTCCGTTGACCCTATCAAGGAAAACATATCCATACAACAGAAGAAATTCGGGAAAGCCGATCCCCCTGATATTGACACCGACCTGCATCCAGATATCCGGGACGACATCAAACAATTTCTGGTCAATAAATTCGGGAAAGAGCATGTCTGTTCTGTCGGGACAGTGGGCACATATAAAACCAAGAACGTTATTCTCGATGTTGTGCGGGCCTTGGGTTTGGATGTCAAAGAAGCGAATGAGGTTACCAAGGGATTGGATTTGGAAGTGGGTGAAGGAGATGACGAAAAGAAGCTTGACAAAGCAGGATTTGATGAGATTTGCGGATCGCAGCCCGAACTCGCCGCTTATTTTGAAAATCATCCCGATGTCCGGCGTCATGCTGAAATTTTGAGAAACCAAGCGAAGAATCTCGGCACACATGCGGGAGGAATGATAGTTTCCAATGTCAACGTTCTTGACACCATCCCCGTCTTCAAAGATAAAGAAGACAGAGTCGTTTCATGCTGGGCAGAATCCGGGGAATTTCAGGAACTTTCCAGCATCGGTTTGGTAAAAATGGATTTGCTCGGGCTCCGGCACTTGAAAATCCTTACGGACTGTCTAAAGAACATCTTTTCCAACAAAGGGAAAACCCTTTCACGTTCTCAGATTCCTATCGATGATCATGAATCTATCCGGCTAGGGACGAGAGGGGAACTTTTAGGGATTTTCCAGTTTGAAAACCCATATACGAAAAAAGTCGCTGACAGAGTCGGATGTGACAGCCTTGCCGATATTGCGGCCATAACGTCTTTGATTCGCCCTGGTCCTAAAGATGTCGGGCTTGACATGGAATATGCGGAACGCAAGAACGGGAAGAAATATGATAGGAATCCCGTCTTTGACAAAGTTCTTTCTGGCACCCATGGAGTCTTGACATATCAGGAACAAGTCCAATTATTGGGAATCACCATGGCAGGGCTTACTCCTCTTGAAGCTAATCGACTTAGGAAGGGGGCAAGCAAGAAAAAGAAAGAAATTATGGATGAACTGAAACCCAAATTCATTCAGGGATCTATCGACAAATGCGTCAAAACAGGAATCATGACAGAAGAACAAGTTCTAAAAACTTGGGACATGATTGAAAGTACAGCCAGCTATTCGTTTAATAAATCACATGCAGTAGCCTATAGTGCTGTCACGACGGCGGAACTATGGTTAAGGAAGAATTTTTTTTGCGAGTACATGACGGCCTTGATCGAGAGCGAAGACCCTTCCAAAGAAAAATTCGGAGCTACCATCTTTGACAAATATGTGAAATTCGCAATAGGTAACGGGCTGATAGTCCACAAACCGGACATCAATGAAAGCCGGGCTGAATTCAGACTTGTCGGGCAGGATGCCTATTTCGGTTTTTCCCATGTTAAAAACGTCAGCAGTGCTTCCTCCGCCATTGTCAGGAATCAGCCCTATAAAGACTTCGATGATTTTTACACGCGTTGCACCACTCCTTTCGGGACTGACGGGAGGATGCGCAAGCTTAACAGCAGGGTGGTGGAATCTCTCATCTATGCAGGGACTTTTGACCGATGGGGTTCCAAGGAAGAGATAATGAAAAAATTGTTTCTTCTCAGTGACAGGATTGAAAGCAACAAACTTCCCAGAATCACTTCTGATATCAGAGATTACATTCCTTTCCACGAAAACGAAATATCTCTTGATTACGGTGACTTGGAAACATCTGGAATCAGTGACTTCAAGATCGTGAAGAAGGTTAAAGCATTGGGAGATGATGATTCTTTGTTCGAACCCATCCTCGAACTGCATTATGACAATTCTGTTAAGTTCATAGATTTTCCGGTTATGAGCGAAAAATTTATTGCTGGCATGGAAGAAGAGATTTTGGGGGTTTCTCTCTCTGGTAATCTGGCAGTCAAATACAGGGATTTCACTAGGGGTCGAGACGTACATAGTCTTGTTAGTATCAGGCTGGAAACTGAAAAGGTAAAGACGAGAATCATGGCAAAGATTTTGCAGATCAAAGACATAAATTTCAAGAACGGGAATAACGGTCTTAGGGTTTATGTAACGGACGGCATCAAAGACTATAATTTCTTGGTCTTTTCAGGGGCCATCTATAGTTTTAAAGATTTCTACCAAGAAGGAGATGTCGCGATCATACCCTTAAAGAACATGGGAGAAGGATGTGATGATCCTTGTTTTCGGTTCTTTGACGATAATTCCCAAGGAACCATCATCGAAAGAAACGGGGTGACCGTATGTCAGAAGTAGAATCTGAAATTTATTACCGCTATCAGGAACGTGTTCAAACTCCGTATGATCATGATATCGATGGAGAATTAATTCCATATCCGTCATTGGCGACCATAAAAGCCGTTTTATATGAATATCACGTTATCAAAAGAACTCCGAAAGGGGTTTGGATAACTGAAATAGGGGGAAGCTCGAAAAGGTTTGTCTTGAACTGTTCCGTTAAAAAATTCGCCCATCCTTCTCCGCAACTTGCAAAAGAATCTTTTATCATAAGGAAAAAGAAACAGATATCCATTTTGAAGAAAAAGCTTAATCAGGCATCTAAAGCTCTGGAATCGGCAGTTTCAGGGGATGAAATTACTTATGTGATATAATATAGACGATGGACAAAAAACATATTTATATCAAAGAGATCGAACTTATCAATTTCGAATCTCATAAACATACGGTTCTTAAAGATTTTTCTAAGGGTTTTAATTGTCTCGCAGGTAAGAGTAATTCTGGGAAAACGAGCATTTTAAGGGCGTTGAAGCTCGTGAGCTATAATGAATTTTCCGATAAGATGATAAGAATCGGAGCTCCTTACTGTGAAGTTAGGGTCACCACCAATATCGGAAGCGTTTATGTTCAGAAAGGAAACGGACATAACAAATGGGTTATAACCAGAAATGATGATCCGGTTCCAAAAGAATTTGATAAAGTGGGGAAATCAGAAGTAAAAGAAGCCTGTGCCGTTTTGGGGATAAAGATGATCAAGCTGGGTGATACTGAAATCCCTGTCAACATCATGGATCAGCTTGAACCCCATTTCTTCATTTCAAGCGTGGGAGGAGAAAAAACATCCGGTTCGTCAAGGGCTGAAATCATTGACGAGATTTGCGGCTTGACCGGGATTGAAGAACTCATTAAGACGATAAGCTTAGACCAATACAGACTTACAAGAGAAATAACCACGGCTGAAGAAAGGGTTTCTGAACTTTCCGCCAAATTGAATTCAGAAACGGATATCCAGACAGATACCGAAACGCTAAAAAAACTTGAATTGCTTCAATCAAACACAGAGACAGTAAGGAACAACGCTTCTTATGTTTTTGAATTGAATGAGAATATCAGAAAGGGAAAAGAACTGGAGAATTTTCTTCTTTGTCAGATTTCTTCCGTTCCCGATGTTCTGAAGGCAGAAAGGTTGATTAAACACACAAGGGATGTGTGTCAGGTGTTCATGGATGCGCAGGGCATATATTTGGGGATGAAAGCTTCAATGATAAACGGGAATCGCATACGGAGCGATTTAAGCCTTATTCCCGACATTTCTGAAATTGACTCTTTACATTCAGCCCTTGAAGAATCCATTAAAAAGTATTCCCGTGTTAAAACCCTTTATGATCAAATTCTGAAGATCGAAGAATTGAAGGGAAAAATGCAGGCGGAAATGGATGAGATTCCGGTTGTCGATATAAATCCTGAAATCAAAGAATGCCTTAAAAAGTATGATATCACTTTAACGCTGTTTTCAGCTATAGAAGAGTGTCAGGAAAGGAAATCGGGACTTCGGTCTTCTTTAGGAAATGTTCCTGAAATCAAGAAAGAAGATTTTTTTGATGATATCAGGAAAGCCGTATCACGGTTTGAACATCTGGTAGCTTTGCAAAAAGAAAAGTCAAAAATTGTGGAAACAAGAGACAGGTTGGTTTCAGACCTAAAGGCTGTATGTTCTGAAATTGACAAAACCTCTCAAGAAAGGGAAGATTTGATGAAAACCATCCGTGTGTGTCCTGTAACCAAAAAGCCAATAACGGAATTTTGCGGAATAAACGAAGAAACCCTATAGAAGAAAGGATAAATCATGGAAACCATTTCATATTACAATGAATTCAACCCTAAAATGGCGTCTTGGATAAAAGAACTTATCCACATGAAAGCCATCCCAAACGGAGATGTCGATGAAAGAAGTATCAGAGAAGTCAGTCCTTCAGACCTCAAAGGCTACACGCAGTGCCATTTCTTCGCAGGTATCGGAGGATGGAGCCTTGCCCTCGAACGAGCAGGAATCCCTTCAACCTTCCCCCTCTTTACTGGGTCATGCCCTTGTTTTGTTGCAGGAACTTTGGTTTTAACCCAAAGAGGACAGATTAATATTGAAGAAGTAGTTCCAGGTGATTTTGTTCTTACCCATACAGGCAGATTTTGTAAAGTTTTAAATGTCCAGCGTTCTTTGAAAGAAACGATAATCATCAAAGGTCAAGGGCTTAATGAAATAGAAACAACAGCAGAACATCCGTTTTATGCGAAAAAATCTTCTATTGATTATCATCGCAAATCTTATACCTGTTGTCAGAAAGTTTTTAAAACACCCCCACAATGGGTTGAAGCTCAATTTTTAAAAGGATATCACTGGGCGAATGTACGGAAAGTTCCCAAGATGAATATCCCTCCTATCCCTGTTATAAATGGAGAAGATACTGGTTTATCTTTTGTTTCTGGAAAGTGGAAGATCAGAATAAGTCTGAAAGGAAAATCTATATATCTGGGGAGTTATAAAGAAAAAGAAGAAGCTAAACGTATCAGGGAAGAATATATTTTAAAGAACGGGAATAGAAAACATTACAATAACGTTCCGGCTGACAGATATTCTATAGAATTTGCTTTTTTCTTGGGATATTGGATAGGAGACGGATGGACAACAGAAAAATCAAAAAACAAAGGGCGTGTTTTTATTTGCGGAAGCAGAAAAGACGGAGATTTCCTCATTAACATTGCCAAGAAAGCCGGTCTTTCAGGGTCTCTGTCTTCGGCAAGAACGGGAATGAGATATTGTATCAGATCAAAGACTTTGTGTAAGTGGCTAAATGAGGAATTCGGAGCAGGGGCATCTACAAAAAAAATACCTTCATGGATTTTCGGGCAAGATAACCTTTTCAAGAAATCTTTTTTAGATGGGTTACTTGCGGCAGACGGCTGTGATGATCTTAAAAATGGCAACAAAATAGGCGTTTCCCTATCTACAACTTCCAAAAATATCGCGATCGGGACAAGGATTTTGTTCAATCAACTTGGAATGTCCTGTACCATGTCAAAAGTGCATCCTCATCGTCAGTGTATTATTGAAAATAGGCTGGTACATGAAAAAGACTTATATAAAGTCAGAGGTGGATATTCAATAAAATGTTTTCGATTTGATGAACAGTATGGATGGGGGCTTGTCAGAAGTGTCAACAAGACGGGAATTATCAAACCCGTTTTTAATCTTCAAGTAGAAGGAGATAATAGTTATGTCGCAGACGGAATTATCGTTCACAACTGTCAAAGCTTCAGTACAGCAGGAAGACAGTCGGGGTTTGAAGACGAGCGAGACCTCTGGCCGGTCTTTTTCAATCTCATCAAAGAGTGCAAACCTGAACTCGTTTTTGGCGAGCAGGTTAAAAACGCGGTTAAATTCGGTTGGCTCGACCGTTTACACGCAGACTTGGAAACAGCGGGTTACGCCGTCGGGAATGCCGTACTGGGAGCACACAGTTCTGGTGCCCCGCACATCAGACAAAGAATATACTGGGTGGCCGACTCCGGCAGAGGACAATGCCAACAATTCAAAAGGGCACAAGGGAACGTGTTTTTCGGACCTTCCGACGACGGCACAGACGGTGGGATGTCCGACCCCGAACACGTTGGATGTGATAAACAGACACGGATTGCGACCTTCGAGGATTGTGACGAATCGGAAAAGCGGTTATCTTTCGGAAATGGTTCCGACTGTGGGTTGGCCCACGCCGAGGACGACGGAAAGCGGTCACAGCACGGGAAACCCTTCGAGGGCCTTCGACAAGAAGAGCAGGCTGGAAGACGAAGTGTATCTCACGGAAAGAATTTCTGGTCAAACGCCATCCCCAACCTCTGTCGGGACGGAAAATACAGATTTTTTGAACCCAGCATTTACCCGCTGGCTCATGTCTTTCCCCTTGGTTTGGGATCAGGCAGCAATAATGGCATCAAGGGAATTCCATCAGAAGAAGAAACAAACCAAAAAGGAGAAGCAAGGGTCATGAGGCTGAGCGGGTACGGAAACGCGATCTGTGTCGAAACCGCTAAAATCTTTATAGAAGAGGTTTTCAATTCCATGCAGGATATAATACGGGAAAGGTGATAAAATGGATATACAGGAAACGATTGATAAACTGGACAAACTTCAGGCTGTTTCAGACGAAGCCAAGAAAAAGAAAAACAGGCTGGAAGGAGAATCTGAAGCCAATGACAAACGCCTCAAGGAATTAGAAGAACGGAGTCTTAAAGAAATCGGGGTTCCGAGTTCTGAACTTCCTAAACTATTGGAAGAATATGAACAGAAGATTAAGAAATATACGGAAGAGATAGATGTCATTTTAAACGGGGTAAAACAATGAAAAAAATCATTACTTCTGCTTATCAAGGGGCAGATGGTCGTTATCTTCAGCCAATCATAAAAGATGATGATGGACGGGAAAGATTCAAACCAAACACAATTGTGCGTTTCTTGTTGGAAAACGGAAAATATAAGACAGAGAACAATTTGCTCAACTAATCGGTTATTCCGTTTCTGGATTCGGAGAACTTTCATATGTTTCAGAAAAAGAGATAGAAGCGGCTGATTCTGCCGTTGAAGAGGGCTATCATGGATAAAGAATTTAATCCTGCTTCAGAATGGAAAGGAATGCCTGAATTTATGCAAGAGAAACAAGAACCTTATGCAAAAATCATTGTCAGATTCGACACGGAAGAATCTTTGCAGGAATTCTCCAATTTAATAGGGCAGAAACTCAATAGGAAAACGAAATCCATCTGGCATCCTTTCAAGTCACATTGGGGAAAGGTTCCTAAAAAGGTTTATAGTGATGAATAATCCGAGGCCAAGTAAATGAACCCCCCAATATCCCGTTTATATAATTTCCAAAGGTAGGTGGGAAACTTGCTTGACGGCAAGGGAACTTGAAATGATGAAAGTTCCTTATCATTTGGTTATCGAACCTCAAGAGTCCCCTTCTTATTTTCAGAAATTCGATCCGTCAAAAATCTTGATTCTTCCGTTTTCAAATTTGGGACTTGGTAGCATCCCAGCTCGCAATTGGGTTTGGGAACATTCCATGAAACAAGGATTTAAGCGTCATTGGATATTGGATGACAATATCGAAGGATTCCACCGGCTTAATCGTAATCAAAAGCCTAAAGTTACAAGCGGGACGATTTTCAAAGCCGCAGAAGACTTTGTTGACCGCTATGAAAACGTTGCCATAGCAGGTTTCAACTATTACAGCTTCTGTAAGACTACAGACAAAGTTCCTCCTTTTTATTTAAACACAAGGATTTATTCCTGTATACTGATCGAGAATGACCTGCCGTTGAGATGGAGGGGGCGTTATAATGAAGATACCGATTTATCTTTGAGGGCGTTAAAGCTGGGCTTATGCACGGTTCTTTTCAATGCCTTTTTGGCTGGCAAAGTCACGACCATGAGAATGAAGGGCGGGAATACGGATAACGTTTATACGGATAAGGATGACAGGCTGAAATTCGCCCAATCTCTTCAAGAACAACACCCGGATGTGGTAAAGGTGGTTTGGAAATTCAACCGTTAGGCTAATGCGAGGACTAAAATGATCGTTGAAAAACAATTGAGCGAAAGCGTGAAAAAAGGAATGTTCACAAATCATTTTAATAACAAAACAAAGAAATCCTGCACCGATGGGAAGCGACACTACTGGAAAGACGGATGGATCTGTGAAAAATGCGGATTGAGAAAATCGGAGACAATATGAGCACAAAGCCAATATCTCAGCAATTACAAGACGAAATCAATCAAGTAATAAGAAAGTACACTTTTGGCGAGCTTACTTTTGCGGAAGCTATCGGAGTCATAGAAATCGTTAAGATGGATTTATGGATTTCGCAAAATGATGAAAATAAAGAATTTAAAACAGGTTTATACGATTAGACAGCATAGCCTAACAAACGTTGGTGCTGACAACTTTCGAGAATCATAAAGTAGTGCGAAAGTTGCAGCACAACTAGGCGTTAGATGGATTGCCAACCGTGTAACCGCTTTGCTTGTTACACGGATAGTCAACTAAGGAGGAAAGATGCAACTGATTCATGGTGATTGCTTGGAAAAAATGGAAGACATTCATGATAAATCTTGCGATATGATTCTGTGCGATTTGCCTTATGGCACAACAGCTTGTAAGTGGGATGTGGTAATACCTTTTGAACCATTGTGGGAACAGTATAAGAGGATTATTAAAGACCGTGGGGCTATTGTATTGTTTGGAAGTGAACCGTTTTCAAGTTACTTGAGAATGAGTAATATCAAGCAATATAGGTATGATTGGGTGTGGGAAAAGGATAGGGGAACTGGCTTTGCAAGGTCAAGAAAACAACCTATGAGAAAACATGAGTTGATTCATGTATTTTATAAAAGGCAACCTTTTTATGAAAGCACAGGAGAAAAATTGGAAAAACCGTATACTCATGTATTACCCACAACAAAAAGTTATAGTGATAACTTATCATCAACAAGTTTGAACGAAGAAGGTGAACGTATTTATAAAACATATACACATTCCACAAAACATTCGATAATTAAAGTTGCCAGAAAAACAAAAGGTGGGCTTCATCCCACTCAAAAACCAGTCGCCCTTCTTGAATACCTAATCAAGACCTATACGCTTGAAGGAGAAACTGTCCTTGACAACTGTATGGGTTCAGGTTCAACGGGTGTTGCCTGTATCAATACAAAACGTAATTTTATTGGTATTGAAAAAGATGACAAGTATTTTGAAATTGCCAAGAAAAGAATAGAAGAGCATCTAACAACTGCTTCAACCTGACACTTCGTGCAGGTTAAGCAAATGTTAGGCTGATTAAATCAAGGACAGTAAATACAATTAACAAAGCTGATTTGGAGACTTGAATGAGTGAAGACGTAAAATGCCCGTATTGCGGATCTGAACAAGAGATAAATCACGATGATGGCTATGGGTACGAAGAGGATGAGGTACACCAGCAGGAGTGTGGAGAATGCGGAAAAACGTTTGGCTATGAAACGACGATTCTCTATTACTACGATGCACAAAAACTTCCATGCGCCAATGGAGAACCGCACGAGTGGGAACCGACAATTACATATCCAAAACACGCAACTTGTATGATCTGCAAACTATGCGGAGAAAGGCGCGTCCCTACCATTGCCGAAAAGAAAGAATTTGGAATCCCAGGATGGGGAGAATAATTGAAACATAAGACAACAGCCTAACCTACGTTGTAGCCGACACCTACGGCGCGGCTAAACTAGGGCGTTGGCATCATCAGGTAAATTACAAACCTTTTAAGGGAAATCATCTGAAATTAAAAGATGGGATCATAATTCCAGAATTGAATGACGAATACGGGATGAAGTTGGTGAACTGTGAATAAAACCAAATTTTGATTGGGATAATGACTATAATAAATCATGAAACTAAAATCTATTTCTGCTTCTGCCATTAAGACGTTTGAAACCTGTCCGAAGAAATTCTATTATGAATACATACTCAAGAAACGAGCTCCGTCTCATCCTGCCGCAGTGGCGGGGAGTTGCCTTCATCGTATGTTCGAAAACGCCTGTAATGCCGTAATCAAAGAAGAAAGCATAGAGAAACATGATCCTTTGTTCTTCTTTGATGCCTGTGTCAAAGAATTTGATGTACAGCCGGATTATCAATCCGTTGTTAAAGAATTGACTAAGAATTGCGTTGACTGGGGATATATGGATCTCAAAGCGGCACAAGGTTTTGAAATCAGCGCGAAATTCCCTTTGCCTTGCGGCGTTGAGGTTCACGGATTCATCGACCGGCTTGACATAGACAGGGATTGCCATGCCAACATCATAGATCTCAAGACTCAAAAAGAAGCTTTCACGAAGGAAGAACTTGAACATAATTGGCAGGCGATGATCTATTTTTTGGCTACCGTGAATGATAACCCGATGATTCAAGGGGATGTCAAAGTTTCATTTTGGGTGCTCCGTCACAAGATTCAGGAAATGTTTATCCCACAGTCTCGGTTCGATGAGATTTATAATGAGTTAAATACAAAAACGGAAGAAATTTTGAAAGCGGACTATGGACGAATGTGTCCTTCCGGTCTTTGTCAGTTTTGTGTGGCAGAGGACTGTGTTCAAAAACGAAAGATTCAGACATTCGGGAAAAAAGATATTTCTGAATCAGCGAAAGAGATGACCGCGTTCCTTAAAAACCTTCGGGAAAAGAAAATCAAAGTCACGAAGCCTGAAACAAGCCTTGACAGTCTTGATTGAAGATAGAACGTAATCATAGAAACAACAAAAACGAACAGGGAGTTAAGAATATGACCGCAGTCGGGATTGACACTTCTTTCACAGGGACAGGTTTCGCTATCAAAGCTGAAAAAGGTTTCATTTATAAAACGATCAAGACGAAGCCTGAAGATTTTGTTGATGACACAGATCGCATTTGTTCATCCGAGATGAAATACTTTAAAAGCATCCCTGTGGACACGGACAGTGTTTATATCGAAGACGTGTTCGTCGGGCACGGGCCTTCAGCAGGGGCATCCCTAAGGCTTGCCTTGCTTGCGGGATGCGTAAGGGCTGGTCTAAGGGATAAGGGGATTAAGTTTACGATAGTACAGCCTACGATGGTTAAGAAATATATAAGCGGCAAAGGAAACGTCCCCAAAGATATTATCATTAAAGAGGTTTTCAAGAAGTTCGGGATTGACACCAATGACAACAATATCGCGGATGCGATTTGTATGGCAAGCATGAGTTGGACTGGATATAAAATCGAGCCAAAAGTAAAGAAACCCAAGAAAGCCAAAAAAGAAGTATTTGAATAAAGGAAATCAATTGAAAACATATACCCATAAATGCAGACACCGTTTTCCCCATGGAAGCATGGAAGTCCCCAAGTCATGTCAAATCTGTAGTGAGCGTGGAACAAAAATGCTAAAGCTTTTTGATGGAAGACTTCTGCCTTCTGAACCGAATGAATGGACGAAGAAAGAGATTTACGCGGTTCGTAACTCTTGTAAAAGATGTTTAGAATCAAAGCAGGATAAAAGTGTTTCAGGACAAGAGGAATAATTATGGACAATAAACTTCAGGATCAGCTTTATCAAGATTTCCCTAGCCTTTTCCAAGACAGGACAAAACCTAAGTCTCAAACCTGTATGTGTTGGGGGATTTCGACGGGGGACGGATGGGAACCTTTGATCAGACAAATGTGTAATTCCTTGGCAAGAATACAGGAAAAATATGACATTGAAGTCGTCTTTGACCAGGTAAAAGAAAAGTTCGGGACACTCCGAGTCTATTATCACATCGTTCATGGGAAATCTTGGAAACACAAACAACATTTCATCCTTTCTTTCTTATGCAAAAGTCTTCTTAATATCCGGTTTTTTAAAGCATATTCCTGTCTTTCAGATTTCATAGAGAAAAAATCTTGGTATTTTAACGGTTCTGAAAGAATCGAATATGTAAGGAACGGATGGTCGGACCCGAACAAGGTAATGAATGCTGGCCAAGGGGTTGAAGACCTCGTACAGGAAGTCATAGAGCGTGCCTGTAGGTTCAGCGAAATCACCTGTGAAACCTGCGGGATGACAGGGGCCAATAACAACGAAAAAGGATGGATCAGGACTCTATGTCAGAGATGCCGGGATAAAATTTGATTTATTTGATAACAGAAGAAAGTGAATCATAAAAAGAGGACACCAATGAATTCTATTACCATTGCCGAAGCATATAAAATTATAGAAAACGACAGGCTCGAAAAAGAAGAGCTCATAGAAAGCATTATCGCCCGCACAGGGGCGACGAGGAAAGCCGTGCTTCGCAAACTGAATGATCTTCAATCAAATGAAGATTTGGAAGAACCATTTCCCTCTACAGGAGATGAAGGAACAGAAGGAGATGTTTTAACAGAAGACGAATCACAAGCTGTTCCGATAGATGAAAGTGTTAAACTTGCACTTCTAAAAGAAAATTCCAAATTAAGACAGCAAGTCAAGAAACTTTCCACAGAGAGAGGAAGCCGAAACATTTTCCTTGAAGAAATTGTTCAGAATGTTCATTCTATCAACCCTCAGATCTCTGTTTATCATTCTGAAAAGGCTTCCTCAAAAAATAACGCGACTCTTTGTCTAAGCCTTTTAGATTGGCATATCGGAGAGGTCGAACATGTCCCCCAAATTAATTCTTACAACTATGAAATCGCGAAGAACAGGATTCATTTGTTGATAAAAAAAGTTTTGGATTGGTGTGAACTTCATAGGAATTCATATCGGATTGATGAAATTTGTTTAATGTGTGCCGGAGACTTTATTTCAGGAGACATTCATGAAGAACTCATTCGTTCAAATGAATTTAGCTGTCCTGAACAGGTCGTTAAAGCTTCAGAACTTCTAAGCGAAGTAATCGCGTCTTTTTCTCCACATTTTAAAATCGTAAGGGCAGAATTTGTAACACATGATAATCATGGAAGGAATACTGAGAAGGTTCAATTTTCAGATTCCATGAATAGTTACAATTATATTGTCGGATATCTTACACAGTCTCTTGTAAAGAACCTTAAGAACGTCAGATTCAATCTTTATCCCGCAATTCAACAAGTTATCCCCGTTCAAGACCGCAGATATCTTCTCATGCACGGTAATTGCATACGGGGCGGAGCCGGAGGGATTCCCTTGCTCGGAATAAATAAACGGGCATGGAAAGAAGGATTTCTTAGAATGAACCTGTCTCCCGAACTCAAGTTTGATAAAATCGTATTAGGTCATTTTCATTCATTGGCACTAACTGATGAAATGATCTGTTGTCCGAGTGTGGCAGGCACAGCGAGTTATGATTCCGCTTCTTGCCGCACAGCTAAGAGCGCACAATTGGCTTGGCTGGTAAGCGGGAGATATGAATTTGATTTCATAGAATTCTATCTTAGCGAAGGTGAAACAAACTAAGAATATGGACATTGACAGAGAATTAAATAGAATCGGGGCAGACATTAATAGCCCCCTCCGTAAATCTCCGGATTACGGGAAGGATGATATCCTTTCCCAGTTGGCAGAACATGCCGGATTGGATATTGAACAATTACGGAAGGCAAGCCGAAAAGAAAGAGAAAAGGTGCGTGATTTCAATCACTTCACCTATTAAAAATGCCACAAGCCAAAACAACTAAAAGCGTTCACCCCGATTGTCAGAACTATCAGTTTAAAGAATTCGTGAACAGATATTGTTGCGGAGGGAAAACCCTTGCCGAAATCGTGGAGATTATTTTGTGTGAAGGAAAAGTCAAGTCCTGCAAAGAATGTTCTAATTGCCATAACTATAAAAGAGGGGAATGAATGAGAACAAATATTTTGCTCTTGGAAAAAGGTTGCCAGAAATGCGCGATGGTCAGGGTTCACTGTGACTTCTCCAAATTTGAAGATGATACTTTCATTCCCAAAAATGAAGAAAAAATTTTACTATTTTTTTCTTCATCCGCAGAAGGCACGAAGAAGTTTTCAGAACAGTTTGTGATTACGTCAGTTGCACCGATTTTAAAGACTTCAGAAGGAAAAGAAATAACAGAAATTGATGAAATTTTGTCATTTTTAGGGGCTTCTGGATATTGGAAATCTTAAAGTTTTTAGATAGGAATCACTATTGGTACAAGATGTAAAAACATCTATTGCAACCCGCCTTTTCAAGGGCGGTTTTCTTGTCTAAAAAATTATGCCCAATTACGAATATCAATGTGATAAATGTGGAAATGTTTTTGACGTTATTCATTCCTTTAAAGAAAATCCGAAGATTTTCTGCCCCCTTTGTAAAGGGACGAGCAAGAAACAAATAACATCGTTCCGTTTAGGAAATTCCGAATATTCTCCTTCGAAGGAAGATATGTCGCAAGATCTTCGCGAAAACTATGGCATTCATCAATTAAAGATGATGGACGGAAGTTTTAAAAGTTTTTATGCGGGGGTAAAAAAAGACGGAGATAGGGTCAGGGAACAGATGGAAAAAGGGGAAGAAGAACAAAAGAATAATCTCGCCAAGAAGAATTCTGATTTTATGAAAAAGCCTTATGATGCTTCAAGAATCGTCAAACTTCAAGAACATAAGGCAAAAAAAGCTTTTAAAGAAAGAAAACTGACGCTTCATCCGTGAAGCGTTTTTAATTTATGGAGAGTAAGAAATGAAAGTGTTCCGTCCTAATTTTAATGTCGTATTGAGAGAGGTTCCAGGAGAAATATCTTTAGGGATGATGGTAGCAGGATGTCCTTATGGGTGTAAAGATTGCAGCTATAAATCATTAGCAAAGCTTGGAACAGATGAAGTTACAATTTCCGGTTTTGAAAAAGAACTGAAGGAAAACCAAGGTTATGCTTCCTGTGTCTTGTTTATGGGAGGAGAATGGGAATCAGATTTTAAAGATTATCTTAGCCTTTCACAAAAGATGGGATATAAAACCTGCCTATATACAGGAACAGAAGAACTAAGCCAATTGCCTGCCGAAATCAAAGAAAATCTAAATTTTTGCAAAGTAGGGAAATGGACCGGAATCCCGATTACGGATTCAAAAACCAATCAAAAATTTTGGGACGTAAAAGAGGGGAAAGACATAACTTTCAAGTTTCAGAAAAAGATCACGGTAGAATAAACACAACATTTAACGGAGGAAAAACATGTTCATTAAGTTATCGGAGAAGCAAATCAGTGACAAGTTGAATTTTATTAAAGATTACATTAAAGCAGAGAACGCGGCTTCAGGGAGCTCTTTTGACTCTAATGCGAATGTGGTTTCAAAAAATGTCTGCACTTTGATGGGGGAACTTCATAAAGATTTTAATATTCAACTCAGAAGGGCCATCATTTCAAGTAGGATTGAAAATATTTTCGGAAAGGCACTAAAAGAAGAATATCTGAGACAGATCGAATCTCATGAAATTTACTGCCATGACGAATCTGCTACGGCACAATTATATTGCAGCAGTATTTCCCTATACCCTTTTTTGCTCAAAGGAATGACAGACTTGGGGGGAGAATCAAAAGCCCCCAAGCATTTGGCTTCTTTCTGCGGGAACTATGTCAATCTTTTGTTCGCCATATCTGCACAGCTTGCCGGGGCGGTAGGTGTTCCTGAAACGCTTATGTACTTTGATTACTTCGCCCGCAGTGATTATGGAGAAAATTATGCCGATTGGTTTTTAAACCCCAAAACGGATCAGGATAAGTTCAATGCCAAGGAAATTGAAAATCATCTCCAAAGCATTGTTTATGCCATTAATCAGCCTGCCGCCGCAAGAGGTTATCAGAGCATTTTCGTCAACTGGTCCGTTTTTGACAAATATTATTTCAACGCCATTTTTGATGGTTTTATGTTTCCGGACTGTACCCCGACCAACTGGGAAAGCCTTGATAAGTTGCAAAAGTTTTTCCTTAAATGGATTAACAAAGAACGCACAAAGGCACTCCTGACCTTTCCTGTAATCACTGCCAGCGTATTGACAGAGAATGACAAGCCCAAAGATGAAGAATTCGCCAGAATGCTTGCTGAAGAACTTGCAGAAGGGAATGCTTTCTTTATGTTTATGAGCAAAAACCCTCAGGCGATCTCTTCTTGCTGTCGTCTTTCTAATGAAATGACAGATACGACGTTTTCGAATTCCTCAGGTGCCGGAGGCGTGAGCACAGGTTCAATGAACGTTATAACCATGAACGTCAATCGTTTAGTTCAGAATGCCACAAGGAATTTGGGAAACAAACCATTATCAGAAAAACTGGATGCGATTAAGGAAGCCGTATTGATTCAAACCCAGAAAATTCAAAAATATCAAGTAGCGACCAAATCTTTTTTTGACGAACTAAAGGCAAGCAAGATGCTTCCCATTTATGACGCCGGTTTTGTGACGATGAAAAAACAATATCTCACAATTGGAGTTAACGGGGTTATTGAAGGAGCGGAAGCACTCGGCATAAAACCTTCTGTCAATGATGATTATAAAGCATATTTGGAAACCGTTTTTAGAACGATTTCTGTTTCCAACAAACAAGCGAAAGAAGAATGGAAAGAAAAAGAACTGATGTTTAATCTTGAAATGGTTCCTGCTGAAAATCTGGGCGTAAAATTCGCCGGATGGGATAAAAAAGACGGATATATTGTTCCACGAAACGTTTATAACTCATATCTGTATAAAGTCGAAGATTCAGATATGACCATCATTGAAAAGTTTAAACTTTATTCTTACGAGATTTCTAAATATATGGACGGCGGTTCTGCTATCCATTTGAACCTTTTGGAATATCCAGATCCTGAAGCCTATTACAAGCTTATGTGCGTTGCGGCGAAGCTGGGTGTCCCTTATTGGTGTACGAATATCGCGATCACTTGTTGTGAAGAAGACGGATGCGGGTATATCAATAAGAACACGGAATTCCATTGCATCAAATGCGGCTCTAAAAATGTCACGCACGCGACTAGAATAATCGGGTATTTGAGGAAAGAAACGAATTTCAGTTCACAGCGGAAAGCAGAAAACGCACTTCGACGTTATGTGAAGCTTGAAATCCCGTCTCAGAATTAATTTTTGATAAAGACTTGATTTATAAAAAGGAGTGTCCTTTATGGATAGAATTTCAACGCTTTTATCTTATGCCCAAAAACTGGAGACTTTAAGGATCGCCTGCATTCGCCAAGCCGCAGACCTGCGTGAAGCAGAACGTATGATGCGTCCTATTACCGAAAAAGCGATGAGAAGCCTTCAGAGCCGCTTCCAGAGAGAAGGTATACGGCTTGAGGCAATCAAGTCCCTCCCTGCACAGAAAGCATCTGATAACGGTTCTAACCCCAACAGCTATTACACTATAGTCTGGTATGGGTTGATGACAAAAGAAAGCAAGTTCGGAAGATGCGGGGTAATTCAGGTTACGACCACTTTCAACAACGATAAAGAAGAACAAGATGTTATGATCAGCATGAGAGTAAAGCTTGGAGGGGATAAAGGAATCCTGTTTCCGTCCTCGTCCCCTGTAGGGGTTGTCACGAAGGTCCTGAATTTTATCAACCAAATCGAACATGCAGGGAAAGGAGTAGATTACTGGATTCAGACCTATGTTCCTTCAAGCGAAAGATAGTCAATCCCGACAGGCCTTTTCCTTTCAGATAGACATGGATAATCACAATCCACTGAAATCTGGTAGGAATCGACGTTGAAATCTTTCTATATTAAATTTTCATTGTTTTCTTTTGACAAACTCTTTCCCATTCCTTATTCGCGATAAGAAGGAATTGATTGAAAAACTTTTCAGAAACTTTGTCAATATCATACCATTCTTCCCGCTTCATCCCTAGTTTTTCAAGGGTTGCGCTAAGCTGACAAGTTGCATCATGGATAAGAATCATCGTATCCCAGTGATCACTTTTAACAGCATCTTCGGAAATCAACATCTTGGAAGCGACATATTTTGTTGAAAGTTCAAGATGCCTTTCAGCCTTTTCAGTACCGTTCCATCGTTCAGAAGCTAGAATTAGACGAATGATAGGAAATTCCATCAACATCCAAAGAAGATGACGATTTTCGTTTCTAAGCTGTTCTTTTTCATTTATGTGTAAAAGATATCAAAAATGATGAAAACTGTCAATAGTGATAGTCTTCCTATTTAAGACTGACATTACGCAGCCAACTGAATTTCAAGTTTTTAAAAACCGATTTCAGATCGCCATTTTTACCATATCGTGGTTCACCGTCTATCAGATCATTGTTAAAAGTGATGAAGATAATGCCGCCTTCAATGATGGTGACAATCAGGATGTAGACCCAATAGGCCCAAGTCGGAGGTTCTATGGACAGATAATCAAATTTGGTCCAGTCTTTGATAATATAATGGGAAACGACTTCTTTCTTGATATCCGGAAAAAGGTCGTTCCCGAGGATACGTGTAATGAACATGGTTTCAAGGTTACGTTTAACCAATTCTTCTTCTGTCCATCCGAAAACCGTACACCAGCCAGCCTTGCCGTTATTATCTCCTCCATAACAGACCACCAGGTCGTTTTTCTTTCCTCCTGCCCATTTAGCCCTTTGCCATTCCGCATCCTGATTGGAAGAATTCGAAGGAAATCCGACGATGATCATATTAACGTGTTTTTGGGGACCAAGATCGGCATTCAGTTGGTCAAATTTAAGAATATCAAACTTCTGTCTGGCAGTCCCTAAAAGTCTGTCGCTTTGCCTCCAATTAAAGTTATCCGGATAATTAAAGACATGAACATATTTCGGGACTTCTGGAAAACTGAACAAACTCGGAGCGGCTTTTACCTTGTTTTCGAAAGCCTTCCTGCATGTGGCAGGAAAAACATAATGAGTTTTATTGTGCGTGGTATAAATATTGTGGTCCCCGCTTACGAAACCCGATTTATACACTCTTTCTATGGCAAGGTCATTAAATTTAATCTTGATGTCATTGAATTCATCAACGGAAATAGAATGGGAAGTATTAAGAGAAGTATATGCCTTCCAATATTGTTCATGTGTTCTGTGTTCCGTTGTGTAATAAGTATGGGTTGTCGTATTCCCGTTTGAATCCGTGGATGTCGATGTGTGTTCTTCTTGATATTCTTCAACCCAGCGAGGGTAATGGGTGGCACAAGTAATCTCACCGCTCCAAGTTTCCACATCATCCGTCATAGAATATAAAAGAATTGAATGGAAAATTCCAGCCAAAACGAATCCCGTCCCGCCGACGATCATCCATTCCACCAAAGAAAACTCTTTATACCTGAAATGAAGAATCCCTCCCGTGATGATAGGTATAAGAGCGATCAGATATAAAAACAACATGATTTTTTTCCCTTCTTTATAAACAGATTGCAGTTGACGGAAATGTCAACGGATAGATGTTTTTTCCGTAAAGCACACATATGCCCTTACAGCTTCTTCAAGACTGTCAAACAAACAGTTTTTGAAAGAAGAAGTGCTTTTGAGTTTAGGGGTTTCAAATATCCATTCTAAATCCTTATTCAGACACATGGAATCAATTCCGTTAGAAACCACCCATTTAACCCCACCGTAATAAAGACTTTCAATTCGGTGAAATTCAACGCTCCCAATTTTCCTCTGTTCATCCTTGAATTGGTAAACGGTTCCGACCAAATCTGCTACGGTTTTCATGTTCCAGCTTTCTTTTTAAGAGCAGAATAGAAAGAATCGATGACTTCCAGAATTTCTGCATTCAGTTTAGAACGAGCGTTTTTTACCGTATCTTCTGGAATTAGATAGAAAGCTTCAGCAATCGATCCTGCCATAGCGGCTATCGTGTCAGAATCCCCTCCCACGCTCACGGCGTTCCGAACGACATCTTCATAGTCCGTCCCTTCCAAAAAGGCTCTGATGGCGACAGGAACGCTTCCTTGACAGCTCACGTCAAAACGGTAAGAAGGACGGACTTCATCCAAAGATAGAGAAAGATCATATCCCAAGGTTTTACAAAACTTAAGAACATCTTCTTTGTTCCCTCCGGTCCTGAGAATAAAAATGCTTCCTGAAATAGCTTGAGCCCCCTTAATACCTTCCGGATGATTATGGGTGAAAGAAGCAAAAGACTGTGCTTTGTCTAAAACTTCCCCTAAAGTACTGAACCACCATCCGACGGGGGAAGTCCGCATGGCAGAACCATTACCCCAAGAATTATACGGAGGAGAATCCTGAATCTTAAGCCACTGTCTAAAATTACCCCCATAATCAGCTTTGGGGAATTTATTGCCCCACTTATACATGGCGTTTCCATATGGGTAATCATTCAAGATGGAATCCATCATGGCGACTGTCATGACGGTATCGTCCGTAAAATGAGACTTTCGATTGAAGAACGGATCAAAGTCTTTCCTTTTTAAATTGCGCCATTCGTAGACCGACCCGATGATATCCCCGCTTATAGCTCCCATCATAATTAAAATTTTCCTTTTCTTATTTACCTGAAGAATGACCAAGATTT